AGACGCACTGAATACTGTAATCAACTGGAAGAATACTACTAACAACGCATACGACGGTGAGAAGCTTCACATGCTGTATCTGGACGAGGCTGGTAAGTGGGAGAAGCCTACCGATATCCGTGAGGCTTGGCGTATTGAGCGTACATGTCTTATCGTAGGCAAGCGCATCGTAGGAAAGGCTCTAGTGGGAAGCACGGTAAACCCCATGAACAAAGGTGGAGAAGAGTACAAAGGATTGTGGAACGACTCCGACCCAACCGAAAGAAACAACAACGGAAGAACTAGGTCAGGTCTTTATAGGATATTCATACCAGCTTACGAAGCACTTGAAGGATTCTTCGACAAGCACGGAAACGCTGTAGTTGAAGACCCAGGCAAAGAACTGGAAGGTGTCGATGGTGAGATAGTAGATCAGGGAAGTCGTAAGTACCTGAAGAATGAGAGACACTCGTTTAAGGATGACCCGTCAGAGCTTAACGAAATCATTAGGCAGTTCCCTTTTACTGAGGACGAAGCGTTTAGAGATAGCATTGAGGGGAGCCTCTTCAACATCGGTAAGATATACCAGCAGATAGAGTACAATGAGGATTTGTTCCCTAACCCTGTTGTTAAAGGGAACTTTGTATGGAGAAAGAAAGATGAAGAAGTTGTATTCTCTCCAGATCCCAACGGAAGATTCCGTGTAGCCTGGATGCCACCAGACAACCTAAGAAACATAAAGAGAGAAGAAAGAGGTAAGAGGGTTCCTCCAAATTCACACATCGGAGTAGGAGGGGTTGACTCATATGACCTCGATGCTACAGTAGACGGCAGGGGATCTAAAGGGGCACTGCATATGTACAACAAGTTTAGCATGGATGCGCCTACGAACATGTTTGTCGTGGAGTATGCTTCACGTCCAGACCTTGCCAGCATCTTCTATGAAGATGTCCTTATGTGTTCATTTTTTTATGGGTATCCTTTACTTATAGAGAATAATAAGTACGGAATCGCAAGATACTTTGAATCAAGAGGTTACGACGGTTACTTAATGGATCGTCCACAACATTTGCGCAATCCTAATTCATCTGGTAACGTTAGAACAAAAGGCATACCCTCGAACTCTCAGGACGTGATTCAGTCTCACGCTCAAGCTATCGAAGCTTACATACACGATCACGTTGGAGTAAAAGCTGAGACTGGAGAGATAGGTCAGATGTACTTCAATAGAACGCTTGAGGATTGGATTGCATACAAGATTGACAAGAGAACAAAGTTTGACTTAACAATTAGTTCTGGTCTGGCACTCCTCGGAGCCCAGAAAACAAAGAAAGAAAAACCCAAGTCTGACTTCAAGGACAAGCAGTTTTTTCGAACATATAAGCCAAAAGCCTGGCACTCCTAGTTTTACTATATTTGCATTGAGTTACAGGAACTCCACTCATTGCAATGTATAGTAACAACAAAAAATCTTCTAACTTCCCAAACCCTTTGGCAGCCTCGGAAGAAAAGGCAACCAAGCAATATGGACTTAAATACGCTAAGTCCATTTACACGCAGTGGGGGAAGATAGATCAGGACGGGTCCAGCTACAAGAATAGAAGGGATACGTTTGAAAGAAACAGGAAGTACGCTAACGGAACGCAAGACACATCTATCTATCGTTCACTGCTCACTTCCCTTGACCCAAACAACGGCGACGGAAGCATGCTAAACCTGGATTTTACTCCAGTGCCCATCCTTCCCAAGTTCGTTAGAATCGTGGTAAACAAGATTCTTTCTCTGTCTCCCTATCCAAACCTTGAGGCTGTAGACCCTTTGTCTTCTTCCGAAAAGGATCTTCAAAAGAAAAAGATTGAATACTCAGTAAAGGCAAAGAAGGCTTTGACTGGGATTCAAGAAAAGCTTGGGGTTCAGATTGCTGGACCTACCGATGAGATTCCAGAAAGCTTAGAAGAAGCAGAAATATTTATTGGTAACAACGTAAAGTCTAGCTCTGAAATCGCGGCACAGATTGCCACGAACCTTACGCTTACGTGGAATGACTTTAACGACACGACTCTTCGCAGGTGCGTGAACGACTTGGCCGTAATTGGCATGGCTGTAGTAAAAAGAACAAACGATCCAGAGTACGGTATCAAAACTGATTACATCGACCCATCGGCTTTCATTCATAGCTATACCGAGGACCCAAACTTTGATGACATCGTTTACGCTGGGCACGTAAGATACCTTACCATTCAAGAGCTAAGGAGAGTTGCTGGAGAGCAGTTTACTGACCAGGAGTACAAAAAGATTGCGGAATCAGCTCAGAAAAGATACGGCTACAGCAAGGACAAGCTGAATCAATCTGTGTACGACCAAAGGTCTGGCTCCATGTCCAGAGGGTTTGATGAGTATCGTGTTGCAGTTCTTGACTTTGAGTTTCTTTCCGTAGACTGCGAGTACTTTGAATCCAAGGAAAGCAGATACGGAAACGTAGGCTTCTACTCAAAGGGTGAAAACTACAAGACCCCTCAAAACTCTGTATTCAACAGAGAGGTTCAGAAGCTGGAGAGTGCCTCCGTATATGGCGGTTGTCACATCCTTGGTACTGATTTCGTTTTCGACTACGGAAAGAAGACAAACATTCCGAAGAATATTCACGACATCAGCAGGACCAACCTGTCTTACTCTGTTTGCGCCACCAACTTCATGGACATGGTTCCTAAGTCTATGGTGGATAGCTGCATTGGTTTTGCCGATCAGCTTCAGCTTACACACTTGAAGATTCAGCAGGCTGTAGCCAAGGCTAAGCCAGACGGAATCATTATCGATATCGAGGGGCTTGAGAATGTACAGCTCGGTAAGGGCGGAGAGTTACAGCCTCTTGAGTTGCACGATATCTACGAGCAGACTGGTGTCTTCTACTATAGAAGCAAGAACCCAGAAGGCGGCTTCCAGAACCCTCCAATCAGAGAGATCGGTAACAGCATACGAAACATCAACGAGCTTATCGGGTTGTACAATCACTACCTTAGAATGATTCGTGACGCTACGGGAATCAACGAGGTGATGGATGCCTCTACCCCTAAGTCTGATGCTTTGGTCGGAGTTCAGCAGCAGGCTCTTGCTGCGGCGAACAACGCTATCTACGATATCACAAATTCTTCTATGGTTTTATACAAGAAGGTTTGCAGCGACATCGTTAAATGTGTGCAGGTGATTCACCCAGACTCTATCCTGTTTAGGATTTACGAGAACGCAATAGGCAAGGAGAACATGCGGGTGTTGAGCTCGTTCCGAAACTTAGCTATGTACAACTTTGGTGTTCGCGTAGTAAAAGAAATGGAGGAGGCCGAGCGTCAGTACCTTGAGCAAAACATTCAGATTGCTTTGTCTCAAAAAGAGATAGACCTGGAAGATGCTATCGCTGTTCGTCAGCTGAAGGACATCAACCAGGCAGAACGCCTACTGATCGTCCGCCGAAAGAAGCGCATGGCTCAGCAGCAGCAGATTGCAATGCAAAACTCTCAGCAACAAGCTCAGATTCAACAGCAGTCAGCCATGGCAACCTCTCAGGCTAGACAGCAAGAAATGCAGATGGAAGCTCAACTCAAGGCACAAGAACTTCAGCTCAAGACGCAGTTGGAGGCTCAACTTGAACAGGTGAAGCACGGATTCAGAAGAGAGATTGAGATGATTAAAGCTCAGGCGCTACTTGGAGTTAGGTCTGACGATCAAGACTTCAAGGAAAAGTTAGAGACATTGAAGGAAGATAGAAAGGACGATCGAATCAAAAAGCAGACAGTAGAGCAAAGTAAGCTTATCTCACAGCGTCAAGGAGAGAGAGGCGAATTGGAGTCTGATTCAGAACCACAAATTTTACAGTAATATGTCTACAAAAATCAACCTAGATACATCACAAAGGGTGGATATCACTTGCAGAAAAGGTGATACTTTTTCCTTGAGGCTTACGGTAACTGATTCCGATGGCGCCGCGAATTTTGAGGCGGATCACGTATTCCTTATGGAGGTTCGGGATTCTGACACTGGTGAATTGATCACAAACGGCTCTGCAAACTTTGCTATTACGGAAACGGCAGATGCAGCCGACGTAACCAACAAGTATGTTGACCTAACTCTCGACGCTGCAACAATGAAAACTATGCCTTCTGGCCTGTATGTTTATGATGTCGAGCAAAAAACAGATGACTCTACCCCAGTGGTATCGACTCTGATATACGGCACATTAAAAATTAACGAAGACATCGCAATTACAGCCTAAAGATGTGCCATGCCAGTAAGTGTATCCCAACCATCAAAGATTGCTGTATCAAGCTCTAACGGAGGAGTAATAAACATCTCTGTCATTGCTTCTGAGGAGACCAAGGTGGTTTCTCTCACAACTGCCGCTGCCAACAATATCTCTATTGCTGGGGCGATTGGTGCTGGTCCTGCTGGCGCCACAGGACCGCAGGGGCCACAAGGCCCACAGGGTGAACAGGGACCCGCTGGTGCAGACGGCGCTACTGGACCGCAGGGTGAGACTGGACCACAAGGTGAGACTGGTCCTGCTGGTGCGGACGGCGCGGATGGAGCTGATGGGGCGGA